CGCAGCAAACTTCTTGGCACCGCAGGCGAACAACAGCGTGCCGCCGCCGAAGCCAGACACCGCACTGTCGTCCAGAAATAGTGCCCCACCCTGGTTGCCGGACTCCGACCACTCTCCCGTCGAGTTGGCCTGACCGGGACCAGCGACATGCAACTGTGCCTTAGGAGCAGTTACTACTCCGATGCCGACCGTTGAGCCTGGCCAGTTCAGAATCAATGGCGTCCAGCCCACCGTGTCGTAGCCGGACGTAATCCAGCCATAGTTGGCGCCTGAATCGTAGCCGATGCGAACGGAATGCAAGTAGTCGCCCCCGCTGAACTCCGCGGTGCCGTATGAGCTGGGGTCCCTGCTCGAACCAACCACCTGCAGGCGGGTTTGCGGATCATTCGGCGGAGGCATGTTGATGCCGACGTTCCCGTTGGTCTTGAGCACCATTCGATAGCTCACACTGGTCGAGGAAGTCCCGTTCCCGATGTGCAGATCCCCGCCCTGCGAGAAGAAGACGATGGTGTTGCCTCCATCCTTGATGGCAAGGGGGCCGCCGTAAGAGCCCTCCGAGAGAATGGCCACCCCCGCCACGCCGGCCGTTGCGGGCGTCCACGCGACTGAAGGAATGGAATGAAGATAGGCTTGCGGACTGGCGCTGGCCGATCCAACGCCCACGTAGCCATTCGAGCCATCGATCCTCAGGCGCTCGGTTTCAACAGTGTTGTTGTGGACCTTCAGGATCATGTTCCAGCGGCTGGCAAGGTATTGATGGTAGACGCCGCCGATTGGGGTGTTCCCATAACCAAACCGGTATGCCTGGCCGGTATTGGCATCGGTCCCATTGTTGTCCACCATGATCGAAGTGAGGCCGCCGGTGTTGAATTTATAGACATGCAACATCTCAACCGGAGCCGGGAGCCCGATGCCAATGGTGCCATTGGCGAGAATGCGCATCTTCTCGGCCGCCACCCCCGCATTCCAGGTGTAGAACTGAAGCGCGCCTGAATCAATCGAGGTAGTGGTTTGCGCCAGGATTCCCGCAATCCGCTTGTCGGCAGCAGTGATGGCAGCATTTGCCCAGACGTATCCACCCATGCCTTGCGGCGGCGTAGACAGATTAGAAAAAATGACCACCTCACCAGAAACGGCGCCGGTCGCAGGACCCACCATAATTTGCGGTTGGGTCGGCTGAGGATCCGGCACCACCGTCAGATCGTTACCAACCCCGAGCCGAAACACGCTCTTCAAGTTGAAATTCGCGTCATCGATATTCTGCAGCCACGGCGTCTGCCCGCCGCCCGCGGCCCACTTGACGCCCAAGGCCTGCGCCGCGTCGGCCACCAGCACCGTGCCGTCCGCACCTACAGGCAGGCGCGTAGCCGGGCCGGCGACGCCGCGCGCAATCAAGTCACCCTTGGTCGTCGTCGGATCACTCAGGCCGCTAGTGGTCGCGGCCACTGTCACGTTGACCCGGTTGTTGCCCGGGTCGTCGGCGGTCGTCAGGGCCACGTTCGCGCCCTGAATCAGGTTGATCTGCTGGCGCGTGCCGATCAGGGTTCCGGAGTTCGAAACGCGCACGCGCTGCGTCGTCGTGTCGTTCACTACGGCGAGCGTCACATCCGCGATCAAGGGCCCGCCGCCGGTCAGGCCGGTGCTCGCAATGATCTGCCGCGTAGAGGGCACACCGCCCGCGGCAATGATATCGGCGCTGCCGATCACCACGGCTCCCACGCGCCCGTTGACGCTGTGCACGTCCGCGGTGAGCGTGACGTCGGCCGCCAGCGAGCCACCGCCACCCAGTCCGATGCCAGCAATGATCAGACGCGTCGGCGGCACACCACCGGCTGCCGTCGCCCACTTGATGCCCAGCGGTGACGCCGAATCGGCGGTGAGCACCTGGGCATCCGTACCCACGCCCAGGCGGGTAGGCGGAGCTGCTGCGCCGCGCGCAATGATATCGCCCTTGGTGGTGGTCGGATCGACCATACCTCCACCGCCGCCGACGATCCCGATGGTGATATCCACCCGGCCCGCGCCCGCATTGTCCACGCCCGAGAGGATCACGCTCGTACCACTGATCAGGTTCAATTGCGAGCGCGTTCCGATCACCGCACCATCGACCGAATAGATGCTCGGCGAGGGCAGGCCGCCAGTGTTGGCAGTGAACGTCAGATCCAGCGAATTGGAGCCTGCATTGTCCACCACGGTAATCAGCTGATTGTCGCCGGCGATGAAGTTCAGCCGGCGCCGCGCCGCCACCAAAACGCCGCCCAAAGCCCCCTGTACGCGCTGCGTCGTCGTATCGTCGACCACCAGGAGCATGCGGTCTACGCTGAGGTCGCCGCCGCCGGCGAGCCCGGTCCCGGCGATGATCTGCCGCGACGTCGGCACGTAGGTCCCCGGCGGAAGAGTCACGCCACCGGTCACCACGATGTTGCCGACCGAAAGGCCGGGGAAGGTCGCGCCACCGGTGCCGAAGTGATAGTAGGTACCGCCCACATTCGGGCCCATACGGAACCAGATTTCAGGTGTGCTATCGACGCCATAGCCCGCCCAGTCGCTGGCGCCCGAATACATCACCATGGTGGCGTCACTGCGCAAGGCCTCACCAGGCGCATTCAGGTGCTGGTACGGGTCCATGCGCAGCTCGCCGCAGGTAACATTGCCCGCGGTGTCGAGATAGAGGAAGCCGGCCGACGTCGAGGTGCCGGTACGCAACCAGAGCTTGCCCGTGGTGTCGTTGCCGATGCCGGTCCAGTCCACGCTGGCCTGCACCGGAAGTAAGAGTGTCGCCAGCCCGCGCGCGGGAGCCACCAGACTGCCCGGCATCACCGCCGTCGGCACGTCGCCGAATGACTCAAGATCAATCTGGCTGCCGATGAAGCTATCCGCCCGCACGTAGGTACGATCTACCGGCGAGACGCGCGCCGCGATAAAGTTGCCGCCGAAGGCGAGCGAGGAGTCCGCCCCGCCGGTCCCGACGCCCAGCATCTCGCCATAAACGGGAGTGGCGCTGCGCAAGGCCATCTGAACCGAGACGCTGATATGGACCGAATTGAGAAACGTCTTGACCCCAGCAATCGACTGCGGTGAGGTGGTGATCACGCCGCGCGCCGTGGGGCCGGCATCGGGGATGTTGATCGTCACCGAATTGCCGAGATGGACGGGCGAGCCGATCACCGCCACATCGTTGCCGGCCGCTCCTATGGTAATCGCGATCCAGTTGGGATCGAGATTGAAGGTCGAAGGATACGCCGGCACCCACTTTTGGCCATCCCACATGAGGAACATGCCCGGCTGCGCGTTGAGCGAGGTCAACTGCATGGGCGAGATCATCACGCCAGGCGTCGGCGGAAAAGATACCCGCACCTGGCCGAGACTGACCACCGGTAAGTCCGGAACCATCCATTGCTCGAGATAGACCTGGCCATTCTCGAGCTCGTACTTGGCCACGTAGTAACTGCCGTTCGGCAAGGCCCCGGTATTGCTGTAGAGCGAGATCGTGACTTCGCCATCGACGATCGGCCACTCGAGCTCGCCGCCCGCGGCGTTGACGCCACCCACCGTAAACGGCTTCCAGCCGACCACCAGGCGGCCATTGGCCCTGGCTCCGTTGATGTAAGTGAGAGTGTCCTGAATGGTCGTCATTGCGCAGTATTGGTGATGAACCAGGAGTGCGGCGAACCGCTGCTATCAGCCACTAAATCCAGGGCAGCGTAATACGCTGTGCCGCCCACATTAAACTGAATCACCGCCTTCAGATTGGGAGTGGTGCGGAAGTAGAGGCGGACTGTGTTCGACGGTCCAGCATTGCCGGCACCGACGGCCCCCTCAAACGTAATCGAAGGGTTAGGTGGCCCAACTACGGTGTCAGGGCCGATGTGAACCGTACTCAGCGGATGCCCGGAAACCGAGCCGTTAATGTCGAGGCGTTTATTCGCGTCCAGCTTCAGGAAACCGCTACTGGCCACTGAGGAGAATAGCCCGCTACTATCGATCGAGGCCACCACCGTGCCGGCGCCGTTCGCCCAGGTTTGGATATACCCCGACCCCGTCGTATTCACCACGGCGAGCTGCGCGTTGTAAGTGTCGTTATACAGGCCGAAGCTGCTGCGGCCCGAGCGATAGGAAGCGAAGTTGACCGTGACCACGCTACCCGCATCGTTCACGCTGCGCAGCATGAGATTGCTACCGGTGTTGCCGCCGGCCTCGGAATCGCCTGAGGTTTCCAGGCTCCAGCGCGGCTGGTTGCTGGTGGTAATCAACAGGCCCCGGCTGGCTGGAGGGTTGCCTACGGCATCCAGCTGAATCGCCGCGGGTAGCCCGCGGCCGATGCTCAAAGCCCGCTGCGGCGCCATGCCGATCCCCAAGCCAGTGCCAGGCACCCACTGGAAATTTGGATCCTGCACCATCTGCGACGCATTGTTCGCAAAGAAAACCTGCTGAGGCGCCGAACCGACGATCACCATGTTGATAGTCGTCTGCACCGTCGACCAGGTCGGCCCCGCGCCAGTCACGGTCAACGCCTGGCCGCTCGAGCCAATCGGCAGCCGCGCCAGCGGACCGCCCGCCGAGCGGTAATACAGATCGTAAGGCGCGTCGCTTCCCAGGTTGATCGTTGCCGGCGGCTGGATCGTCACCCCCGACTGAAACGTCGCCAGGCCCTGAAAGGTCGCCGGCTGATTAAACACCGCGGGCGCACCCCACTGCACCTGGCCCTGCACGATCAGGTTGGTCTGCACCAGGAGCGAATTGACTTGGTGATCCGCCAATGCGCCGACTACACCTGCCGGACCGCCCAGACCGTTCGAATAGATGATGGCGGAACGGCCGGCGAGTAACTTGAAGACAGGTCCAGTGCCCTGTGAAAAGTTCAGCGCAAAACCGCCCGTAGTCTGATTGGTCACGAAATAGATCTTCTCCGCCGTGTTAGGAGAGATCGAAATAGAACCCTCGCTGGCAAGCGCGCCAGTAAAGACGATTACCTTGTTCCGCCCGTCCGATGGAGTGCCCTGGTTGGTGAGCAGCGTATAGGCCGAAGCGGAAAGCGGAATCGTAATGTTGCCGTCGATACCTTGATCCAGGAAGTCAAAAGTGAGATTGACCTTGGTGCCCCAGACGCCGGCCTGCTCGCCGGTTGCCGGCTTCTCCAGGCCAAGATTTGTGGTGTAGGTGGACGGCATCTAGAATCCCCCCGAGTGCGCATCTGGCAAGTGCGTCGTCTTCCAGCTGAAAATCCGCGGCGGCCTGCGGGCACGCCAGGGATGAAGTATCGGGCGCAGCTGGCTCCATAGGCTAGCCACTTCCACATGACCAGGCGCAATAAACAGAGTCGGCGTCACGATGGGGACGATCACTCCGATGATGGCGTTAGGGTCATCCATTTCAGAAAATCCTGATTAACGCTGTACTCGATCCGAGCGGCGGAAATTGTACGTGGAACGGACCGTGGTTACTAACCCGGTCCACTCCGAAATCGAGCACCGCCACGGCGCGCTGCCCGGCGCTCTGGTTGTAGATCAGGGCACCCCGCGCGGTGATCACCGAATCGTTCCACACGGCATCGTCGAAGCTCGCATAGGCCACGCGCGCGGCGAGGTCCAACAGCACCTGCGGGTTGACCAAGTTCTGGCCACCGGCCACGTAACCGGTGCCGGTGATCTCGCCCGGCGTCACGTAGTTCGTCGTATTGGCGTCCAGCACCGCGGTCGCGTCGTAGAGCGCAATCTTAAAGAGATCGGTCGCCAGATTGTGCTGCGCCAGCATCAGCTCGCGCTTGAACGTGCTGCAGACGACGGTCCCCTGGATCATACCTTCACCCTCGCATCCGGCTCCTGCTGTGTGTCCTTCTTGGTGCGGCCCTTGGCATATTGCTGATCCATCGCCAGGTCTTTCTCGAAGGCCTGGTTGTATCGCATGTAGAGGTTGTCCTCGGTCTTCATGTAAGTGCAGGCCTCGACCAGGCTGCCCGAGAGCAGCGCATGCGAGAAGTGATCCCCCAGCCAGCTGGTGCCGCTTTCGATGATCGACGGCGGCTCGAAGAAGTAGCCCATGTCGACCACGTAATCGTTATCGGCCGCCGGCGCCACGTGGAGCGATCGCTCATTGGTCTGCGAATAGAAGCGCGGCAAACCGGTATCACCCGCCGGATAACACTCGCGCAGGAACTCCGGATCCTTGTTCAGCAGGATGCTACGCCGCGGATTGAGCACCATCGCCTCAGTCACCATCAACGAGTCCGGCGCCAGAAAATCGCTGGGCGAGGCAATCAGGCTCTCGCCCATCAGAATCGAACCGGTGACGTCTTTGCGGAAATTGGGCAGGCGCACGCGCAGCAGGATCCGCGATTCGGCCAGGCGAATGAAGACGTCGATGTTGTCGACGAAGCTCGCCTCGAAGTCCTCGCTGTACTCCTGAATTGCCGCGCGCAAGCGAACGTAGTCCATCAGTAGACTCCGCTGAACCCGGTCCCTCTCTTGGCCGCGCCGCAGCCGCGGACGCTACCGCCCTTGGCCATCTTCTTTACCTTGGCCGTGCCGTTGGTTTTCGGGTAGCCGCGCCGCAGCTTCGCCACGCCGCCCTCGGCCATCTTGGCTTCGCACGCGCCGCCCTCGGCCATCTTGCCGCCCTTGGCCATCATCGGCGGCGGCGGTCCGGCAGGCGCAGGCGGAGGCGGAGGCCCGGACGGAGCCACGGCCGCCGCCGGCGGCGTCACTGGAGGAGCCCCCATGTCTTCATCGGTCACCATCGGCACCGGCAGCTTCTCGCCCGCGGCGAGCTTTTTCTTGCTGGTGGGCCGGCGATGCTTGACCGCGCCGCCCTTCTTCTTCGCCTCGACGGGCGGAAGATCTTCCGCGGGTTTGCCGACATCACCCCACTGCCGCGCGGGCTTGGTCTTGTTGCGCGGAGCCTCAGGCTCGACGGCCACGGCGCCGCCCTTCCTGTAGCCAGGCACGTTGGCCCGCTGCCCCAACGCAGCCATGAGACGCGGATCGGCAGGCGGAGCCGGCGGCGGCATCGGTGGAGCCGCACCCATCGGCATCGCGCCTGGCGGTGGGCCTGGCGGCATCGCAGCGGCGGGCGGCGGAGGCGGAGGCATTGCGCCTGGCGGCGGCGAAGGCGGCCCCACGGGCGCTGTTGGCGGCATCATCCCTGCCGGCGGTCCGGCAGACGGGCGCACGGGACGAGTACCACGCGCATTTTGATCTAAGCTAGATGGACTCACGATCTTTCCTCCCTTGGCATTACCTTCTGTTGAACCGAGGCCCTTGCGCTTCCTCAGATAAGTACCGAGCGCAGTGCCCGCAAGATTGACCAGTGAAGCGAGCGGCGACGCGGGAGTCGCGGCAGTCTTTTTTGAATCTTCGCCAGCCAGGCTCTCGGCAACGAGCTTGCGCCAGTCGATCGACTTGGGCGACTCCGGCGCGTTGGTCCTCGCATTGTCCAACGCCACCGAAGACGCCGAAGGCGGAGTGTAGTCGGCCGGCGGAGTCTCAACGATAGGCGTGGCAGCGGGTGGGGC